GTGGATGGCAGCGGAACGTATTACGTTTATCGGGAATGGCCTGACACAACTATCGGAGACTGGGCAGAGTGGAAGGGTGGTAAATGGATGCCAGGCGAAGGGGCAAAAGGACTAGGCTACGGAATGAAGGATTACGTGGATCTAATCCATGATCTTGAGGGAGAAGAAGAAATCTACACGAGGATTATTGACCCCCGCCTTGGGGCAGCTAAGTATCAAGCCCAAGATGGCAGCAGCTCTATCATTGAGGATTTGGCAGAAAATGACATTATCTGCATACCAGCCCCAGGTTTAGACATTGAGGACGGATTACAAGCCTTGATTTCTAAGATGAGTTGGGATACAAGCAAGCCAATGGACAGCATAAACCGTCCAAGATTCTACGTAAGTGAAGAGTGCCGAAACATTATTAGTGCATTATCAGAATACACAGGTGAGCAAGGATTAAAAGAAGCGTGGAAAGACCCACTGGACTGCTTGCGTTATGCCGCGATCTATGACATTGACCACGTAGAAGCACACCACTTACAAGTAACCAGACAAGGCACAGGAGGATATTAAAATTATGGAAAACAAACGCAGGGGCAGACCCAAGAAAGAAGAACCCGTTGAAAAAACTGAAATCGCCAGCAAAGAAGCTGTTGAAATCTTTGTAATTAAACAATGCCCAAATAGAATATGGCTAAAGGGAACAACCAGAGATCATGTCTTGGCTTACGTCAAAGCACCTAAAGAATCCATTGCAGCTAGTTTAGTAGGCAAATGGGTCAAAGGAACAAAGATTGACGAAGAGGGAGAAAACCATTACAAGTTCTTTGCATGAGTGATGAATTATCAGATATTGACGTAGCTTTGACCTATGTTCAAAACGAGCCGAACATTAGTGCTTTGCAATACGCTTACGATAAGGCGAAGCTAGATCAAGAGCAATACATCGAATCGTGCGAACGTGCATACAATGACCGCCGTAATATGTGGCCAGGTAAGTCTGGCGATATGCGTAAGAGCGGGGCTAATGCTTTCCCGTGGGACGGTGCTTCCGACATGGAAGTTAATATCGTTGGTGAAAGAATTGACACCTATGTTGCGTTGCTTACACAGGCTTTGGATCGTAGCCATATTAAAGCGTTTCCTACTAGCCATGCTTCGATGGCTAAGGCTTCCGTGGTTTCTATGTTCTTGAAATGGATGCGTAAAAGCTACATTCCAGACTTCAAAAAACAGATGGAATTGGGTGCTAACCACCTACTTGAGAAAGGTATTATGGTATCTTACGTGGGTTGGAAGCGTGAGAAACGCACGTTTAAACAAGTAGTTCGACTGCAAGAGCTTGAGGCAGCAATGCCTGAGCTTGTAGAGATTATTCTTGGGGATGACATTGCCGAGGCTGAAGCATTTGTTGCAAACGCCTACCCTGAGATGAGTAAGAAACGTGTTAAGAAGGCTGTTTCTGAACTTCGCATGATGGGCGTTACTGAGGTTAGTATTCCGAGGATGAGCGTTGATTGCCCTATCGTTCAAAGCTGTGAGCCTGATGGCGAGATCCTATTCCCATCCTACGTCACCGACCCACAACGCGCACCATACGTATTCTGGCGCACGTTCTACACCGCCCAAGAACTTGAAAAGAAAGTTGCCACCGAGGGCTGGGACAAAGAATGGGTTGACGAGGCTATTGAGAAGCTGAAAGGCACTGATTCAATGGATCACCAGACGGCAAGCGAACGCTCACAACAGCGTGACTTGGATGATGACGAAGATTTGATTATGGTGGTTTATGCCTACCAGCGTTTGATTGACGAGGAAGATGGAAGCGAAGGCATTTACTGCACGGTGTTCCACCCCGATGCTGAGAAATACGCAAAGCATGAACTGCTTAACGGCTACGATGATTACCCATTTATTATAACACGTTTGAATGACAACCAGAAAAGGATGTATGAAACTACTTCCTTTGCTGACATTCTCCGTGGCCCACAATGGCAGGTTAAAACTGAGCGTGATAGCCGCATTGATAGGGCGAGTATGGCAACCTTGCCACCGATCTTCCATCCAGCGGGACATCCACCGAAAGAATGGGGGCCAGGTAGACGTTTGCCTTATCGCCGTTTAGGTGAAATCGCATATGGCCCAACTCCACCATTTGATCCAGGTAGTGAGCGTATTGAAGCACAGATGATTGTCCAAGCTGACAAAGCTGTTGGTCTTGATCTTGATAACCCGCTTTCGGCACTTCGCCAGCAATTCGTGGTTAATAAGTATCTCGATCACGTTAAAGATATTCTTGCACTTGCATTTAAACTGTTTCAACGCATGGGGCCAGATGAAGTGTTCTTCCAAGTTACGGGTAGCCCCGATCCACAAGTGATGACCAAGGGTGACGCTGATGACAACTTCAGCATTATGGTATCGTTTGATACCCGTGAGACTGACCCAGATTCAGTTGAGATGCAAATGAAGAACATGGCTACCTTGATGCAAATTGACCGCAACGGACGTATTGACGTGAACAAACTGCTTGAGCTTCTTGCAGCACAGATCAATCCATTCCTTGCTGACTACGTTCTGCAACCTGTTGAGGAAGCACAAGACAAGATGCTTAAAGATGTGTCTGATGACTTGGCTAAAATCTACTCAGGTATCGAGATGCCAGCCCGTCCGAATGGAGCGCAGTTTGCAATGCAACTTGTCCAAGCCTACGCACAGCAGCCAGACGTTGCAGCTAGATTGCAGAACGATGAGGCGTTTGCAGCACGGATCGAGAAGTACATCGGTCAATATCAGATGATGATGATGCAAGCACAGAACGCCGTCACAGGTCGCCTTGGCACTCAGGAGGCAAACGTAGGCGGGGTATCAACTCAGAACATGGGAGAATAAGACTCTAAAAAATGGAAGTGCCGTGGAAGCAAATCAATGAAATAAATAACAAACCACAATCCTTACTAAAACACTAATGATTCCAAGACCAACTCTAGAACAATCCGTAGTTGCCCTAAGTGACCGCGATGAATACAAAACGATTCTGGATTTTATCCGTGACGAGCGTGATCGTTTCTTTGGCGATATGAGACAGGCTGAAGCACCTAATGATGTAATGAAGCTGGCTGGCAGTATCGCTACGATGGATGAGCTTTTGCAAACGCTTGACATAAAAAGACAATAGTGTATTTCTGATTTCGCAAATAGTTAGTGTCTTTTCTGTTTGTGGTTTGTGCAAGGTGGCTAGTGGGGTAAAAGCTATTAGCCACCTTGACTTCTTTTGTTCGTTGTGGGGAACGCTCCGTTGGTTAATTCTGACGGGGCGTTTCTTTTTGTGGTTTGATGCAAACAATCGTTTTACATTAGTGTTTGACTAATGATTAGTAATTTGCTAATGATTACGCATCGCCACCGCCAAGGCGCAAACTGGTGTAAAAAAAACATGAAAGCAAACCAAGACTCTACCGCTGGGGAGGATAATTCCAGTGTATCAGACAACCTTAGTTCAGATGCGTTGATTATGCAGCTAACTAATGGAAACATACAAGAAGCAGAAGCCGAGATTGAAACGGAAGAAGTTTCTGAGGAAGAACCAGAACAAGAGTTTGAAGAAACTATCGAACTGGAAGAAGCCGAGGAAGCAACTGAAGATGATGAGGAAGCTGAAGTAACTGACGAAATCGACCTGCTTAGTCTTGAACCAGAGCAAATCCAAGCACTAGCGAAGAAAGGCAAGAGCCGCCTTCTTGAACGGATCGGGGAACTGACCGCACAGAAGAAAGCATTGCAGTCACAGCTAGAGGAAGTTGGATCAAAGCCACAGGTAAAAGCTATCCCGAAAGAACAAAATCCATTTGGAGAACTTAATACCGCTGAAGAAATTTCAGCCAAGTATGAGGCCTTTGAAGGGACTTTGGAAATTACGGATCGGTTGCTTGAGGAATATGACGATTATGGCAACGATGATATTATCGAAGTTAATAATGAGCAGTTCACCAAGAAACAGATTAAGCTCGCAAATCGTAATGCAAGGGACGCGATAGCTAAGTTTCTACCCGCCCAAGCAGCACACTTGCAGAAGTTGGAGAGCTATAAAACAGCTAACCAGCAATGGCAAGAAGCGGCTAAAGCAGAAGTGCCAGAAATCAATGACGAGGAATCTGAAATTGGTAAGGCATACAGTCAACTTGTAAATGACCCATTGGTTAAACAGCTTAAACAAACGCAACCAGAGTTAGGGGTTCAAATAGAATATATCTTAGCTCACGCCGCAAGGTCGAAGTTTGGATCTGCAAAGAAAGTGGTCAAAGGCGCAGGGACGAAGTTGAAGGTGAATCCACCCGCTTCCCCTGTTGGAGCTGGCACATCACGGCAAGGGCAGGGACAAACAAGCAAATATGCTGAAGCGATGAAACGGTTCGAGCAAAGTGGTTCTGCTGAAGATTGGATTGCTGCTCAAAAATATAAATGAAGTTAAAATTCTAAACACCTAAAATTATGCCTATTTCAACTACTTATCAACCAACCGTGCCTAGCACGAGTTCCTCCGTTGGATCAAACAAAGGTAATCGCGAAGATCTTTCTTCGATGCTGACCATGCTTGAGCCAGAACAAACCCCTATTACTTCCCTTTGCGGTAAAGAAAAAGCAAGTGGTGTTCTTCACGAATGGGTTGTTGACGGTCTTGACGCACCATCCGCAAATGGTATCAACGAGACTTCCGATGTTAGTGCTTTCAGCAACAAGTTTGCTAACCGCGCTCGCCTTGGTAACTACACCCAAATCTTCCGTAAGGACTACCTCGTTTCCGACCTGCAAAACGCAGTTGCAAGCGTTGGCCCTGCTGACGTTGCCCAAGCTAAAGCTAAAGCATTGCGCGAAATCAAACGCGACATCGAGTTCGCTATTGCTTCTGCCAATGACCGTCAAGCTGAAGATGGTGTGAACCCATACAAACTCCGTGGTATTGGTGACTGGGTTGACTCGGCTGGCCCATCTGATGTGCCTGCTGGTTATCGCACCCCTGCTGGTTCGATCAAATCCGCTACCCTTACCGAAGCTACCCTGAACGATCTTCTTGGAAGCATCTTCTCGGAAACTGGTGAGATGGGCAACCTTACGATGGTCGCTAACGTGGCTCTTCGTAAAGTGATCGCCAACTTCACCCGTGCTGAAGGAACGACCACCGCTACCGCATACAATGTGAACGAGGAAGCAACTTCCCGTAAGATCACCCTTAGCGTATCGCTCTTCGATACCGACTTCGGTGTTATCAAACTGGTGAACGGCAACCCAGCCTGTATGCCAACCGCTACCACCAACATTGGCTATGTACTTGATCCTAAGTATCTTGGCATCGGCACGTTGCGCCCACTTGAGTCTGTTTCTCTTGAGAACCAAGGCGCAGGTGAGCGTGGATTCGTTAAAACTGCACTTACGCTTGTTTGCAAATCCCCACAAGCACACGGTAAAATCGCATACTAATTAACCAATAAGAAATAAAAAATAATACTATGAGTGCTTATCAACTTGTTAATAACGAATCAGCCCTTCGCACGTATGTGTATGTTGCTGACTACACTGGAATCCAAGCTAACGCTACGAGTTCCAACCAAAAAACCATCGGGGTTATCCCTGCTGGCGGTGCGGTTGCATTTGCTTATGCTTACGAGGAAATTCCTCTTGTCGGTGCTTCTGACATCACTCTGGACGTTGGCACGACTGCTGGCGACCCAGATGAGTTCATTGACGCATGGGATGCCGACGCTGGCACTCCTGCTTGCAACACTGGTGACATCTGTGTCCAAAGTGCAGGCACGACTACCTACCTCGCTGGTTGGAAGCCTGTTGGCATTTCCGCTACCGCTACGCCAATTCTGGCTGAGTGGAACGGCACTGTCGCCAGCTTGACCGCTGGTAAAATCGTTGTGGTTGTCGGTGTTATTGCACCAGGCGACTTCTAATTAAACCCATGGGTGGCGGAAGGTTCTATCCCTTCCGTCACCTATACTTTTTCACAAACCATGATCCTTCAACCAAGCGAAGAAGCAATGACACACGCTCTTAACCGTGAGATTATTACGGGCGAGCAACTTAAAAAAGATATTACCAGACAGCGTGAAATTGAGGCGGCTAAAATCGCCAAAGATTACCGCGAACGAGGCAGGCGCAAGGGTGCTAAAATGACCCACCTAGCCGAAATCCCACAAAGGGAGTATTTACAAATGGCACAAAAATACGGCGTTGAATGTTGGAACGACAGGGAGTTCATCAAGGATTTCCAAAAGTATGAACCAACAATGGCGAGTAACAAGATTTCTACAATGCGTGAGATTTAACCTTCAGAGAATAGATGCAAACTAAGAATTACACAACTGATCTTCTTCCGTTAATTAAGTCACTATGTGGCGTTGAGTTTGCAGCTATTGAGTTGCCAAGGATTAAAGCGATGATTAACAGCCGTGCTAAAAGAGCGTATCGTGCCAGTAACTTCTGGCCTCGTTTCTTGGTAGTCGGTCAATCCAGAACCGTAACAAACGGCTATGTGCCTTGGACTGAATCTGGTTTGGATTCGGTTGACACCTTTATTATGATTCACAGAACTGAGCCTTATGTTTTAGAAAGCGCACAGGACTTTGACTTCTACGTTAATTTTAACGGTGCAAAGATTACTGATGGTTCGTTGAATAGTTCGGCAGCATTTGTTACCTACAAGAAGCAAACGACAGATGTTTATGGTGACGGCACAAGCGGAACAACCACATCTATTCCCGATGAATGGTTTGAGTATCTGGCACACGGAACTTATTCCGATTGGCTTAGAGCTGAAGGGCAGATGGAAAAGGCTGTTGTGGCTGACCAGGAGGCAATGGATAAATTGACCGATGAGCTTATCAGGA